ACAGTAGTCAGAGAGTTCTCAATGTACCAACCACCAGGACCTTGGAATGCGTGTGAGTACATCTTGACCCAGGGAAGTTCTTCACCTTCGGGTGCAGGAAGGAAACGAATGATTGCGGAACCAACACCAGTCTTGTCCATTTCTGGTTTCCAGAAACGTTCGTCAGCACCACCAGAACCAGTGTTCATTTTCTCTACTTCCTTCACCAGTTTCTCGGTGAGAGAACCCAGTTTGGATTGCTTTTTCAGATTTTCAAAAGACATTTGTATACCTCGGATTGTTTGTATTTGGCCTGTGTGTACCCCATCAGTCTACAGGTCGGAACCTGTCTTGTCAATACGTTCTTTCATGGTCTCAAGAAGTTGAGTCATATTGTTAAAGATCACATTCATATCAACATTAGGAGGAAGTCCCATCATTTGTGCGGACTCCTTGATTTTCTCCTTCATTTGAATTGCCTGAGGATCATCAGATAATTTCAAACGAGTATAGAGAATCTGTTGTTTGTTCAATAGTTTTTCGAGAAGAGAAACATGAAATAGTTTTTCCTCTTTGGTCATACGAGGAAATTCAAATACATTTTTATATACATCCTCTTGAAGATCAGAGATTTCTGACATCTCTGCACGGACGACTTCAGAATCAAAAAAACTCATGTTCCTCCAACAACTTCTTTAAGTATTTTTTTGTAATGGAATACATCTATATGTAGGAATGGAGAATACTTTTTTATTCTCAGACTGACGGTTTCCCACACAGGGTCCTTTAATTTCTTATCAAAGTTTTTCCCGAACAGGAAAATCTTATCATATATCACCATAGTTTCCAGACTAATATTACCGATCAGGAAACTTTTAAGAAGTATCGGATGACCTTTAGAACAGTCAAATACTTCTTCAAATTTATTTTCAAATAACTGTTGCGACTCTTCCTTAAACAAATAAGATAGAGATTGTATTCTTTTTTGCCAATACTTATATCTGGTTTCACCTTCTTTAATCATCTCACCAATCCATAGAGAACCAGGATCAGTACAAGAAACAAAGTTTGACACAAAGAAATCTATAACTTCCTTATCTTCTTTCTGTCTAGATAATTTCTCGAACCAGTATCTATCCTTTCGTTTGTAAAAGGATTGAAGAGATGCACGACTCTTACCTTGATACTTGTGATAATCATAAGAATCTTTCGTAAAGTGATTCTTCAGGGCAAGGTAAGTCTTATAAGTATCAAAAGGCACCATTCAAAAAAAGTAATATAGGAATTTTTACCGGGAAAATTTTTCCCCCTAAAATGGAATTAAAAGATCAATTTGGCACGGGAAGTCTTCTTTAAGAAGTTTAACTCCATTGCCTCGTACTTAATCTTTTCCTTAAGGGGTTTTGAAATAAGTTTCGGAACAGATTCTACATCGATACTATTCTTTTCACAGAAGTGAATGATGGCATCAATGTAGTTCATGTCCTCATTATGTTGGACAAGGTTCTCAATTTCTTGGGCAAATCGAGAAGGGCAGAAAAACTTACTCTCTAATACCTTTTCTAATTCATTCTCCATTTGTCCTAACACTGTGATGTACAAACTGTTTCCTCAACTTTGGTATCATCATATAACGAAAAGAACAATACGTCAAGAAGTCTTATCATTGACAAACTTCTTGATATATTGAGTGAGCAATCGAATGTATTTTGCTTTGTCGTATTCTTCGTAAACTTCTACTTCTCCGTTCTCACAAGTCATAATAATCACGAACTTCTTTACAGAAAGTCCAGTAAGTTCATGAAGCATACATGCATATGCACAACACTGAACGAAGTATCCATCAATCCACTCTCGTGGTTTAGGTTGTTTTGAGGTTTTAAAATCGATGATTGAAAGTTCTCCATCAAACTCTGCGATACAATCGACAGTGCCAGCAACACCTAAGTATTGACTATAAAGAGAACCTTCAAGTGCATGAATATTATTTATACGATTAAGTGCTGGAACTGAAACTTGAAAGAGATGTTCTGAAATAGGAAGAACATCAGAGTTGCAATCCATATTCTTCAGATACTGTTCGATTAAAGTGTGAGTATCTGTTCCACGACTTGTTGCTTTGCGAGTAATACGATCTGCTTCTTCATCACCAACCTTCTTACGCCATGCAGCAAACTTTTCTCTACTGAAATGACTAGTTATTGATGTAATAGAAACAAACTTCTGAAGTTCTCCATTTCCTGGAACCTTATAATAACGAACCCCATCAATCAGTTCCCTCTCAAGAGAAGGAAGATTCAATTCAACATGATTAAACATCAGAGATTCAATTCCATTTTAGCAACAAGATATTCCTTACAGAGACCAGAACGAACAATGTCTTCTACACCAAATTCAATCATAGACATCGAAGGCATTACTCGAAGAATCCTCATGAAGTCAACGATACCATTACGTTCATTGGTCTTTACAAGGTCGGACTGAGTTGCGTCACCACAGAACATAATCTTAGAGTTCTCACCAACACGAGTGATGATTGAATCGAGTTCGTGGAAGTTTAAGTTCTGGAACTCATCAACGATAATGATTGCATTATCCAGAGTAGTACCACGGATAAAAGAAGTACTCCAGAAACTAATAGTACCTTGAGTTTTAAGGTTTCCATAAAGCATCTCAAATGCAGAATCATCTGGCATCTCAAACATATACTTTACCATATTCTTATATGGAATCTGATAAAGAGAGGATTTGTCCTCATGGTCTCCAGGAAGGAAACCAATCTCTCGTGTTGCAACCAGAGACCTTACCAGATAGATCTTTTCATATGGTGTCTTCTCATCCAGAACATCACGCAATGCATTGTAGAGTGTGATGAATGTCTTACCTGTACCAGCAGCACCATAAGCAACAATATTCTGTTCGAGTTTATATTGTTTGAATAAAGCCTCTTGATTATCTGTGAGAGGCTCAATCGTCTTCATGATATCAAGATTGATTGGCTTCTTGCGTTTCATTTGTCTGTTACTCATTCCAAAGGGGACTGGGTTCGGTGCTCTCTTTCGTGCCATAAATTATTTAAATGGTTTTACTGTTGCTCCAGGCATTTTAGAAGCTTTACGAAGAACTTCATTCCACCCTGGATTTTTCTTGACAAGTTTTTCTTGCCACTCACCCACTTCACCAACTCCAGCACATCCCTGAGACCAATCCTTATCCCAGTCTGGGTTGTCTTTTCTCCACTGATCATAGTCAGCAACTGTCATGGTAAGTTCTTGTGTCTCACCTGTCTTAAGATTTTTAACTGGATATACTGGCATTGTTAAGAATAATGTATAGGAGTATTTATTAGGACCACTCAAGTGCTTCAGACACTGCAGGGAACTGTTCAGTAAAAATACCACGAACTAGTTCTGCAATCTCCATATGTTCCTTCTGTGTTCCGTGTGCAGAACGAAGATCGATGTAGTGGATCCAAGACCTTACAGAACCCGTCATATAGAGTCTTGTAGGGGTCGCCAAGGGGAGTACAAACCTTGCACACTCCTTTGCCACACCTTGCTCTAGAAGACGATTGTAGATCCTCATAGAGTGCTCAAAATGAACTCTAATATCTTCCGTTAAAGTCAGTTTCAAATAGTCAGGAATATCATCAATTGAGTTCTGACGATTCTTATCATCCTGACGACGAAGTTCTGGTAGAGGAATGGTCTTACCAAGAAGAGAACTGTCGGCATATCTTTGGGAAAACTCTTGATATGTGAAAGACCTATGACGCAAGATCTGAGCAGCAATACCACGAGTAGTATTGATCTCAACTGTCATACTTGCTTGTTCAAAGATACTCCAGTGTTGATGTTGAATACAATACTTAAGAAGTCCTGAGAACTTTTCATTCTCTTGATTTGCAGGATTACTCACACGAGCACAGTATGCCATGTGTTTCTCTGCATCTGGTGTAACACTAATGAGTTTTACTTCTGGTTTCATAAACTCAAATTCTTCAGTCTGGATATCCATCATCATCCTCAAAGATTTCATCGTAGTCATTTAGGTGAGGAGCAACCTCCTCATAGTTCAAGTAAGAACCAGTATCAGAATACACTTCAGACTTCAAACAGTCAACAAGAGATTCCAGGTTCCTTATGATTAACTTAAGCTTTTCTTTGTCCATCTCATTGAACCTCAACAAAGGTATTATAGTTAAAAAAAAGAGGGGTGTCAAGACCCCTCAGACTTAAATATTCTTTCAAACCATTCCACTAGATGAACCCGATAACAAGACCAATAACGACACCCACGATATGTTAAAAGATAACAAGCAGGACCCCTATTGTCCTTGTCCATATCATCATAGTGATAACGGTAATTTTCCATTACCTATTGAGTAATAGAACTTCAAT